CCAGGAAGCAAGTAATGAATCTCAGCTCCGGCTTATTCCTCAGGTCATTAACTCCTAAGAGAACAATACACCCGCCATTTCTTTGAGTTGCGGGACCTTCCTATTCCTATGATGGACTCCGTGACGTAAAATTGCCTCGCGATGGCTCCACAGATAATCGGTATCAAGCGATTATGTCGGCACCTCTGGGTGATTACCAGAAGTGTTTAGCCTTAGGGAACACCGATTTACTAGTGGCTAATTTACCGTCCGGCGCTCTCCATTATACTAAACTTAAAGAGCAACAATCCAAACTGAATTTGTAGGGAGGTTCTTTCCACCTCCCGAAGTCAGCCCAAGCGCGACCAAGGGCATTTGTTCAATTGTCTATCGAGGGTTACTCTTCCACCCACAAGTCACGCCAATTAAGGTGACGAGGCTATTTGCCGGTTGCTCTCCACCGAACGTAAGTCACACGAAGTTTAGCTGCATCGTGTATTAGCATCGGAGGGTGTGCTTATTACCGGCTAGTTTTGTCTGCTTCGCACGCTCTCTCGTGTAGCATACGCCCTGCCGGGCTGAGTTAGCGGCTCCGAATTCAAGCGACCGTTTCCAGAGTTGCCGCTATCTCCATCAGATATCTTCTTTTTAGAGGGACGTTTATCCTTTTCCGTCCGGCATCCGTGGGAGGATGGTCGAGCGGTCTTTGTGGTCAAGGTGCTGAGCTTTCGCTCTGCCGTTGTTTTCAGCTCTAGTTATCACACGTTAAGAGACGCGCGCCTATAAGTTTCGTTCGCTTACCGTTCCTAGACTATTGTCATGATAGGAAACCTTGATATTCTGGTCGGACAAGTAGGGGATTCTCCTACCATCGCATGCATGCCCTATCAGGGAGGGTTTGCCCGTTAACTGGCACCGAGGCGAGGTCGTAACCCTCTCTCTTGACTTACTGAGCACCCGACTTTTGATCGTCGGTTCTGTTTCAGTCCGTAATCTGTATCTGCAGATCACTCGGTATAATTTATGAAGATTTCTGTTTCCAGGTCCTTTTCCATCTTCGAACCCATTCCATGGTAACTATGGTTGACGCTTACGCGGCAATTGCAAGTTCCATTTCAATTTTTACGTTATCATTTGCATTTAACGTGTGCGTTCTCGCCATAATCAAAGACAACTCAATATCATTCACAACCAGTCGATCCTATTTCATCCCCATCATAAACACACTCAATTTTCTCATCCTGCTGATACAGGGTAGTTACGAAAACCGGTCAGCGGGTATCAGCCAGCTTAGAGTGTGTTTGTGGTGGAGATGCTGGGTACTGCCCCCAGGTCCTAGTCTGCTATCTACACTTAGCTTGTTACCGAAGTAACGCGCTTTGATTTATCCGTTATACGTGAAGGAAATCAGGGAGTCAACACTAATTTTCAATTTTTATTGGTTTTCTCAATCCCAAAGGGATGCGTTCGAAGACATGCTGGCAGATAGTTTCACCCGTATCGTCGTCGTACCAATTGATGGTGTGCTTGGCATCGGTGATGTAATCCGCACCGATTATTTTCCAGCCAACGTCCAGTACCAGCCGGGGCATTGTAGGCGCGCCCCGCCGCTGCTCAAGATAATCAAAACTGTGATTCAAAATTACTACTCTCAGTTTTGTGCGAGAGAACATGGAATTCTTCATGGCAATTTGTACGTCACGAAGACACATCGGCGCGCGGATCGTCATGACCTGCTTGGACCAATTTATGCTGATATTATCAGCCAGATTTTTTAGGGACATGTATTTTCTTCTTGGCTGGTTTGATAATATTGCTTTCCGGCTCTTCATCCGAATCATCTCTGACAGAGATTTCTTCATTGATGACAGCAGTCATGATTGCGACTGGTGGATGTTGTCCGCCTGGTGTCTGCATGCGGAATGCGATTGCCCCACCTTCAAGGATTGCTTTAATGTCTTCGGTTTCCGGTTTCCATAGTGATGTTGTGGTGCCACTGACATTATCGAAGAACACATGCAGATCACCATAATCTTTTGGGTCTTCCGAATTTGGAAGTACGGCACCGATAATTTTTCGGTTGGCTTGTTTAAATTCAATTGGTCTCATGAGAGATTCCCATCTTTGTCTGTAATTTTAATTCTTGGACGACATCCGTACCACCAGTATTCCCAACGAGGAATCCAAATGCACACACGCCCAAATTGCGCTTCCCAACTCGTGGCACCGCGTCTGAACCAAATCCAGATCATATGCGGCTGCGCGACTGGCGCAGGATTACGGCGAACGCAATCAATATAGCACCGGTTGATATCGCAGAGAGGGTAAGACCATCTTGAACTGCAATGTGTACCTGCGAATTCATCAGTTCGATTCCGGCTACGATTTGATTTGCAATATCCATCAGTCGTCTCTCTTTCCTTTGTGGAATTTGGTGCCGCGCGGAAACCGGGGCATTCCATCTGGGGTTGGGTGGAAGTAATTGACGGTGATCTCGCCGCCGATGTAATCGTCTGCATTTTCCAGAAGGTCCTTGCAGACTGGCATGCTACCAACAACGCCTCCTTTGAAGACAGTCAAGTTGCCTTCACCATCAAAACCTTTCAATTTTTCGTCGAAATACAGATCAGGGTCCATCGTGAAGAGCACGCGCTTCGCATGTCCAGCCCAGTTACCTTTACCTTCTTCAAATCCAACTAAGATGAACTCACCGTCGATGAATTCCTTACGCTTCATTAGTGACCAAGAGCGGGTATTTGCATATGGCATATTAGTACGAACCATCTGTCCTTCGTAACCTGCGTCGAGGTATGTGATGTACGCGGCGTCAATATCGGACTCACGGCGCATCTGCTTTGTTACAACCTGTTTGATATGTGGATGTGGTAACCCTTTTCCGAATACTGTATCCATCATAATACCAATGCTCATAACGCGAGTATAGGTACCCACATCTGGAGCTACCGGTGTGAAGATATCATAAATGTGATACTGAACCAGCGCTTTTGATTTTGCCAGATCGTCTTCGGTTGGCTTCAATTTTTTAACCATTGATGTGATTTGATTGAAGTCATCTTTCAGTTCGTGATTGTATAGCTCACCATCCAATACCATTTCAGATGTTTTGAACAGAGGTTTTAGAGATTCAGCAATATGCGGAACACCGACCAGTGCTTTGCCGGTGCGTGTCCAAAGGGTGACTTCGCCATCAACCATCTTTGCGATACAACGAATACCATCGAGTTTCGGTTGAGAGAATACCCCAGCTTCAAAATCCAAAGTCTTCTTCGGATTCTTCACAAAGTCAGAATACTTCTGCGCCAGCATCGGTTTGAAGATCGTCACAGTATCGAGATCGTTCTCATCCCAGACGTAACCTTTATCGAGGTTGACTTCGTACTTGGCATCAACTTCGGCAGCGGTTTGCGTGACCTCAGTCGTGGCGTTTGCTTTGCCGACATTCTTCGGCTCGCATTCAGTCCAACCGGTTGTGATTTGCTTGCCATCTGCCAGACCGGATACGGTGCGGTGGGCTTTGCCATCGGCGCGAATTTCCATGAGCCAGATGCGGGTCTTGCCCTTGGTGTCGCGCTTGTATAGGAGTTTACCTTCGTGCTGTGACATTAAACTTTCCTTGCTGTGATTGTTGGGACGCCATTGGCGTCAAATGTTTCGAAGTCGAATACCCATTCGTTGTACAGGGCAGATTCGTCGCCGGGAGTATGCAGTTCAATTTTCTGCACGGTGTGTTTTGGATAAAAGGTATCGACATCATCTTCAACGTCGATGTACCCACATTCAAGAATATGTTCAACATGATCCATGGCAGCAGCATCGATGCGAAACAGATCGGTGAACACTTTGTCTTCGCCACCGCTGATGAATGTTTTGACCTTATGCCAGCCATCATCAATGCCACCGAAGTAAACTTCGATCTTTCCAGTGATTTCGAAAGTGTCTGGCGCATCGCCATATCTAACATGCACCGAACAAACACGGCAGTAGTCTTCACCGACATTGTTGTCAGGTCCATTGATATATTCACCGACCATCCAGCCATTGTCGATGATGCCATGTGCAAAATTGTCTGCTTGCTCGCGCGTTTCGAAGGAGCGCAGATAATCTTTTGGTTCATCTCCGCCAGTATCAACGAGAGCCCGGACAGTCGAGTCTCCCTTTTTTAGAAAAAATTCAGTTTCTTTATCCAGAGCAGCTGATTTTGATTTATCACTGATGCCTACTTGACCAGTTTCGACCGGCTCAATAAACGTCATGCAGAATCCTGCATATTTCTCGCTTGCTGGTGTGACATCAATTTCAACAACTTCTTGCTGTTCAAGGTCATAACCATTTTGCGTAATTGATCGTGCAAAACCCAAAGCATCATCTTGGGTGTCGTGATAATCCTTCACTGTAATATTACCCAAAATCTTGCTTTTGATTACTGATTTGGTCACCCATACCTCTGCATCATCAGCATCAATGTCTGCTGCCATAGTTTTCTGCAGCGTCTCATTGATGGAGTCGATCAGTTCTTGGCGCAGTTCATAGAGGTCGCCGCCACCGCCTTCTTTGCCCAGACCAACTTTGATTGATTTGACTTCATCGGTGATGGTTACGTGTGGGCGGATGCCCTCCAGCCAGTTTCCTTTGCTGTCCAGAAACTGGTAGGTTTTGTCAGATAGGATTGTGGTGCATGTTTTATCGCTGATCATTGCGTCAATAATCTGCCGGGCGTGGTCGGCGACGAATCCTTCATACATCTCGGTGAAGAGTTCCTGAGGCCAATTAGGATCGCTCCGCTGGCGCTCGGCTTCTTCGGCAGATAGGCAGCAAGTCGCCATATCACTATTGAGTGTCTGCTGCGAGAAATTTTTCATTGGCTTAGGGTAGCGCGCAAAATCTGGAAATGTAACAGCGTTCCAGCTGATGCCTTCACGCACATAATCCATCTCTCCGGCGCAGAAGTGTCCGACCTCAAGCTTAGTCGGTTTTATGTTTAGCATCTTTGTTAGCCAAGCATCTGAGTCTTCATTATAAGCACGAAACTGCTCGGCAGTGATAGGGCACGAAACTGTGACGCCACATTTTGTCTCAATGGTCAGTTCGAAAATCAGATCGGGCGTAACAGATGAAAATATCGCACACCTGGACGGATCAGTCCTTAGTGCCTCTTCTAACGTACAACTCACTGACGATCCAACTATGTCGGAGAGACATTTGATTGGTGGGAGTTCAATATCAAGTAGTGAGACTGTTTTGTATTCGCTTGGATCGATAGAAGGTTTCTGCCAATCAAACATCCATCCACACAGCAGAGATGCATCGATATCAAGGCAAGGATTTTTCGCCTTCTTCGCATCAAAGAACCAGCCGCAATCGAGAACATGTTGTGGGAAATAGTCAGCGAACATTTCAATTGCATGACGCTGGTCGGAAGAGAAGCCTTTGCTCGGCTCATCAAAATTCAAGTTGCTTTTGCTTTTCAATTCAGTTCGGGCAACTGTGCCACCGGCGTCGAATAAGTCCTGCATAGTTTGGAAGCCGTAGAAGTACATGCTCTTTTCACCATCAACTTCGAACTCGCCGTATCCGAGTACACCGGCTTTGTCATAGAGATCACTGGCGACAAATTTTTCCCAGTCTTTACCGTCTGCTGGGTGAAGGCCAAAGTGTGGTTCGTATGGAGTGAGTGCTTTTTTGATCTGCCAGATTTGTGCCAGGATTTCAAAGCCCATTGGATCAATATCATCCGCTGCAAAAGCTTCGAGGTCTTCAAGCAGATCGAGTGCTTGGTCCCAGTTATCGAGATCGGCGAGATCGTTATTGTTTCGCAGGTCGGCAATTACCTGATCGACGAAGCGCGTCAGAAACATTTCCTGTTGTTTAGGCCCGGTAAACGGTTGGATATTTTCCAATAGGTGATTGTAGGCTCTTGATCCAGTAAACCAACGAGCGGCAAATTCACCCAAAGAGAGATTTTCAGCATTCGGCGTCAGTTGGCGCATAATCAAATAGATATCTGTCATCATTTTTGTTGCATACATTGCCTTCTGTTTTGCCGTTACCATTGTAAGCGGATTACGTTTTGGCGAAATGATGTTGAGGTATTTGTTGATAATGTGATTCATGTCTTTACCTTCTTTCGACTCAGGTGCGTTGATGTAAATGGAAGGAAATTCGTCTCGCCTATGCATAACGTATTTGTACAGAGAGTTCTCGGCAAACGGCGTCAATACGCTTTGGGTTTTCATCTGTTCGAGAATTGAGGGCATGTAAATATGCCATAGATGTGGTGGGAGCAGCGCCATCAGATTACGCCTCGTGCAGAAAGGAAGTGTGCGGCTACGGCAATTATAGTAAAAGCCAACAGTCCCTTAAATAGAAAATACCAAGGGCTCTCAGGTGGTCGATCATGTTGTGGCGTCATTGTGGCTCCATAGGAAAACGTTCATTGGACCCTATGTAGGATATTGTGTCAGATGTGTCAATACAATTTAAAAGAAAAAGGCTCGACTAAGGTCACGTTTCGCGCGGGAGGTGGAGGTTACAGTTTCCCTCTCGCGCATTTCGTAGACTTTAATCAAGCCAAGGTGTCCGGTATTATGTCCGGTTTTTATCTTGCTGATCTCTCACGAGTTTTCCCTGTAGATTTACCCCGGAATCATTGGAGTTAGGGTCGTTCGGGCTTTTGGTCAATTGCATTTTCTCCGCATTTGCTGCAGCGATTACGGCGGTTTTCTCCGCTTCTTTGGCCGCTTCTTTGGCTTTTTCTTCCTCCGCCTCGCGATCAAGCTTGGCTTCATCGGTCTCATGTTCGCGAGATTTTTCAGCTTCTTCTACCTGTTGCTGTGACTTGGCATCAGGGAAACCTTTTGCTTTTGCATCAACATCAGGGTTGTTCGGGAAGGACGCGGTTGATTTAAGAAGTTTCTTAAACTCGGCAATTTCCAGCCAGTCAGGGATAACTTCGGCTTTCTTCATGTAATCAAAGAGCACTTCGATTGGAAGGATGCCATCGGCGTACATGCTTTGGATCGCACGGAATTCCCGGGCGGCAACCTCTTTTAGCATGAAGTCTTTGTTGAATTCAATCGAAATCTTCATAGCCGCTGTCTTGTTCATGCTATCCCATTCAGCCCAGAGGCGTAGGATGTCAGTGAACGCTTCGTCAAGGCTCAAAGTCACTTCGAATAGAAGGGCTTGTTCGTTCCGGTCTTTCATGTTGACCTGGTTGTCAGATTCAGCCGTTGCCTGCACTTCCACACCAATCATGCGTCCCCCGAGGCTGGCGATGTGCCCTTGCTTCGTTTGGATCGCACTCTCCAAGAATTTCAGTCCATGCCCATTAAATTCCATTAATCCAGCTTTTTCACCGGATGGAAGCTCCCAAACACGGTCAGGCCCCAGTTCATATGTGTTTGTTTGGTCAGCAGAGGCTTTTGACGCCCAAAATATAGGGAAGCCAGTGTAATAGCGCCCATGCTCCAGCTGAGCGTATGAGCGGTAGTGGGAAATGTTCATCGCTGCGATATCAAGCATCGGAGAGCGCTGCATATCCCATGGACCGGCTGTTGGTCCGATGATTTTGAATGGAATTCTTTTAAACTTCACGCCTCGTTTCGTTGGGACCTTCACTTCATCAGGGTCACCGTCGATATTTGGATATGTGGCTCCTTCTGCGAGCGTGCGATAAACTTCCTGCCTGTAAGTGCCGTTTGAAAGCATCAACACGCGGAATACCACCTGATATGTGCGCGTATTGATTTCAGAAGTAGTTTCGATTTCTTCCATCTCCATCAACACGACTTTTGTCAGCTGTTCTCGTCCATTCACCACCTCAGATTCCCAGTCGATGATTGATTCAGCAACGTACATGCAGAGATATGGGTCTCCACCATCGCTGGCATCAATCAAAACGCCTACACGTCCCATTTGAAGGACCTCCCGAGCTACTTCTTGTGTGAAGGAGCGCAGGCTCTGACCTTTTTTGGTGATTACATTGATTTTTTCTTTAAATGTCTTTGGTAGATCGTCGATTACTGGATTTCTGCGAAAAATTGTACCCGATAAGGCTCCAACGGTACGCGCGACCATATTGAAGTATGTGGCGTTCTCGTTGTAGAGGGTGTATTGCTCGCTATCCATGCCAGCCATTGCCGGTAGAAGCTCGATACCACGTTCTTTCACTGCGCGCTCGCCTTCGTAGGCATTGCGGATCATGCGCCAATCATCTTCGTAGTAGTGCACGTCTGGATGGGCCCAAGTCGGATAAGACGTGATGAGTGCTTCAATTTTAGCTTTTTTGTTGCCTGAGGGTGAGTATAGCGCCATTTGTGCGAATCCATGTCTATGAATGAGTTAGGCGAATTGTCCATTAACCATAGCGAAAAGTCAAGTTTTTAATATAGTGGCTCAAACAATTTTTATGCAAAATATTTAATTTTAGAGGTAAGGGGTCGGCGTTTTTAAAGGGGTACTCCCCCCCTGTAGCTACATGAGAAGTGAAACTTTAAAAACTGATTCATTTGTTTTACAGTGAGGGGCGCGTTAACCATACCCCAGGGGGTACCCCCGCTTGGGTCCCCCGTTAACCTTAATAAATAAGGTTAACAAATGTGGTCAACAAACATGGTTAATTTTGTGTTAATTTGAGGACGGATGCTGCGTGTATTAGTTAAGATTCATTCCTAATTTTTTATTAATATTTTGGAGGGGGTGGGGGTACTCCCTTATATAAAAATAATCATATGGTTAAGGCGTGGCTCATCAATATGTTGATGTGTTCCAGGCTCTGCCCATGTACACGCATGCAGTATGGCGCTCATCTACACATGATGTGCATGCACATGTGTATGTGCAGCCATGCCCCCTAATAGAGGGCTCATATATGGGCTCATACAACGGGGCTCATATGGGCAGGGTAGCAGGGGCAGGCATGTGCATGTGATAGACAATAGCTCTATGCTAATGCGATATCATATATGCAGGGTATCAGGTGAATGTGTGGCTCATAGCCAAGGCTCGCACTATTCCATATATCACATGTGCAATGGGACAGGCCCGCATATGGTGAGAGTCCATATGCGGGCCTGCCGGGAGGGCCTATATAGAGGGGTGCTATATGGGCCTATATAGAGGGGTGCTTATGCGCGCTCCCCTGTATCGTCGAATTCATAAGCGTTCGCAATAATCGACTCTATGATTTGTTCGTCGGAATTTTCGTAATCATAGGCATCTTCAAGGCGTTTATAAATCCAATCGGCAAAATCGCGCATTAGTTGCCCGACTGATTCGGCGGCATCTTCTAAATCGCGATTTCCCCAAAGGTCAACAGAATCTGACAAATCAGTTTCGACTGTCATGCAACCAGAATGATAATAATGATTCGAGCTATGGCGCATGGTCGCATTGAGCGAATAGAAAAACTCTTTTTGGACTTCCTGCAATTCAGTTGCGATTCGGATTAGTTCGGAATCAGTTCCGCCAGTCTCATCTGTTATCGCTTTGATAGCGCCTTTTTTATAGGAATATTCGCCCTCAAAACATGCACCATCGCCTTGGCTGGCAAAACCGGAAAAGTAAATAATTGGTTCTTGTCTCGTTTCGCCACTCATTAGCGGAATAGTGTGAGTCGATAATTCAATTCCCAATAGAAAGGCCATGCGCGCCGCATCCTCTAGAACATACTCACTGTAGTACATATCGCCAGCGCATGCAGCTCTATACCAGTCAATCGCCTTTTGCTTTGCAGCGTCTGACAATTCATGATATTTGTAAACCCATTTTGATTTTAATTGTGCCATTTTTTGACTCCCTTATTTTAGATCAATTGTGTGAACTTGTGAATCACTGAAATCTTTTGTTTCAATGTCCCGGGCAAACTTAAATAATCCAGCCGCAATTTTTCGCGCCTCTTTTGGCGTCAAGTAAATCGTTTCACCATCGCCCAAATAAATAGCAACGGTATTGTGAAAACGATGTAAGCTGCCTCTTGTGAAAGTTGATTTTTGCATTAGCTCTACTCCTACATAAAATAGATTTGGCTATCATCGCCCAAATACATATCCACATTGCCCGACTTATTAGCCGCTTCACTAAGCGAGTCGGCGGCATCACTGGCATATGTTTCAATAAAACCACGATCCCAAAAGCCTACGCCATGACCGCAACGGGTAAACCAAAAGTCACGCCCTGCTTGCGCTTCGTCATAATCGCCCCAATTGTCTGAACCATTCCATTTTGAACCTAAAACCCTATCCAGATTGATTTGGTTTTCTTTCCAAAATTTGTCAGTTTCTTTGATAATATCTTGCAGCGCATTATCAGACAAATTATCAATTCCAAACGATTCTGGAATTTCGCCACATGACCAGTCACAACCCCATTGAGGGCAATAAGGCAAATCATCATCGCCCGACTCTAGTTCAGTCTCACAATTAGGGCATGGATCGCCTTCGCCGTTACCTGCTTCATCTGGTCGCGGAGCAGTGAAGAAAGCGCATTCAATATAACCTTGTGCGAATTCTGACAAATCAGTATATTTTGATTCCATTACACCATTCAATTGAAATTGTGGCATGTGATAAACTCCCTATTGATCGACTTACTTAGTCCAGCGAAAATTGCGAGTAAGCGCGCGGTTTGATTGCATGTTGCGTTTAGTTGCAACACGTCTTGCAGCATCGCTAACAAAAGCATCCATTTCGGCGTTGTGTTCAACAACATTAAACTTTGCAGAAACATAATCGATTTTCTGGTTCTTGTCTGTTGTTGTTGTATGCGCTACGATTTTTTTAGTTCCAAACATTTTTTTATTCCCTGTTGTTGTTCCGATAAGATGAATATAACATTCAAACCTTACCAGAACGTTAACAAAGCCAGGTTTTTTATTTTATTTTGTCAAAACTTCCAAAGTGCGATTCAATGCATCTTTTCTCATATCTAAAAGAAACGTCCCTTGATATACGCAATCCATAACCAATTGCGAGAATGTTGCGCCAAGTGGTGAATTGAATTTCTTGTTATCGCTGGACATGCACGGCAATTGGTCCAGAATAACCAAAGGCGGAATCAAGCCGCAAATAATAAATGCCGCTGCAATTTCCCATGATAAATCCATACCACCGCCAGAAAGCGCAAGGTAATAATCATCGCCTACTTGCACCAATGAAACGCAACCTACTTCATTTGCAAGCTCGGTTGCAATTTCTTCAAGGTCACGATGGTTGCCCGGTAGCTCAATTTTATAGCTCCAGTATGTTGCTGGATAGTAACCGTCTAGCCATTCGTCATAGGCGGATGTGTTCATAAAACGTTCTGTTGCATCCTCTAGCGTCATGTTTGACTCATAATCGCTGAAATGGTCGCCTAAAATATCAGTTGTGATATTTGGCATGATCACGTTGACGCTATGGCGTTGCCAGATATCCGTCCAGTCAACATGCTCACCACGATTCCAAAAAGAAGTTTTAGCAAGATTGTCCGTTGCGAATGTTTCGAGTCTTGAATCTGTCATTTGTTTAGTTCCCTTAAAATGATTTGTTTACAAGATAAACCAGTGTTGCAAGAACACCATCCATTGAATTATTCGGGCCTATTGCCACGATTACCAAAAAGGCAAGAATCACAACTAACGGTTTAAAGCTTGGCGCTAATTCATGCACTGCTACCAGTACACCAAAAGCGATAAATAGTAAAATTGCTAGTTCCATAATCTTGCCTCGTTTTGTTGTTCCGATAAGATGAATATAGCATTCAAATCTTACCAAAGGGTTAAGAAAATAATATTTCTTCACCACCGCCTTTGATACGATGAACTTTATGCATATCAAAGCAACGCATGCGGTTAAAATCAGTCAAGCCTGTTTCGTTGTTGTGTTCATACAAGTTGTACAGTTGTGGGTTGTTCGCCTTGCGTGTTGCAATCTGGCGTTTGCCTTTCTCTGTTGCTTTGTCGCCCTTGGCTGCATTCTTGACAGCCTTTGGATTGAAAACCATTGTGCGCATATCGCCATTCTTCTTTTTGAAGAATACGCTCACAAATTTTGCGCCTTGCTTATCGATAAAAGAAAGAATTTCGGCGCGCTTGGCGTCCTGTTGTTCTGGTGTCAAAATCATAATGTTGTTTCCTGTTGTTGTTTCGATGGTTAGAATTTAGCATTGAGGTATTAACAAAAGGCTAATGATTAGCCCAATAATGCGCTTTTACCCATGGCCTTGCCGCCTCAATTGATTCAGCTATATGAATCACTTTTCCTTTGAATTCGACAACAATATCCATAAACGAATTATGACTCATGCCATAACCACGTTTAAACATTAGTTGATCAAATTCGTGACATTGTACTTCATTTAACATGAATTAGCCTTCTACTTTAAAATGCTGTTTCGGTTCTTGCGCATCTGACTTTGTTTTCTCGCCTCCCGAAGGCGCGCCAGTGATACAAATTGTATAGCCTTCAATTGTCTTGAAGTGAAATACACATTTATGCGAATTGATAGACGAATCGGCAAGCGCAACACTTGGCGCAATTACTAGTAGTGCAATTAAAAGATTTCTCATGTTGTTTTCTTTAGGTTTGGGTTTCTAAATAGACGCCCGGCAATGAAACCGGATTCGTAGTCTGCAATCTGGTATTTGTTCCAAGTGTCTGGAATGTCATACCACGATGTTTTTAAGGCTAGTTTATAGCCTCGCATATATAATTTATTTCCCACATTTGCAGGATCAAAATCTCTTGATAATTTGCAGGAGTCATTCATACCCTTGACTCCCTTGCATCAGCAAAACCTAAACGGTAAAGCGTTTTTTCCTCCGGGTTGTATAAATGACTCGGGCTTGAAAGTTTATCCCATGCATAGCCCTTGTTAAAGCCTTCCATATAGAAACGGCTATCGCAATAATCTGGGTTCATGCATTCTTCTGCTGGTCTAATTCGTCGTTTCATGTTCACATCCAGGTTTTGTTTCGTTGCATTATACATAGTCGTTATTTTCTTAGAACACAAGCCGATTCGTTTTAGTTGGTTTATAGAGCGTTAATGTTCAGAAAAAATTTTACCTAGCACATAAAAGTTGCGTGTGAATTTTTTCGAGTGCATAAAAGTTGCGTGTGAATTTTTTCGAATACATAAAAGTTGCGTGTGAATTTTTTGCCGGTTCAAAATTTTCGTGTGGAAATTTTCCACTCACATAAAAATCGGTCTGTCAATTTTTCGACCAACAAAATTTTGGTATGGTTAATTTTCCGTTAACGTAATTTCACACGTTAACCTTAATTCGTAAGGTTAACAAATGTTTAATTTTGCAAAACGTTAACCTTAATAATTATGATGAACATTGGTTAACGATTGACAACAAATCGTTTCCAGACTAAGTTAACAAAAGATGAAATTCACATTTCGTTAACCTTAACGAATCGTTAACTGGTTAACGTTAAGATTTTGTTAACCACGTTTTTTAACGATTTGTTAACCATCTTTTTTCACCAAGTCCGTTAACCATGCTGCACGCAGAAACACGGCGAGCCGCAAAAAGCCGTCAAGCAGAAAAATTTCTTCTTCCGCGCTGCGCGCCGAGAGCTCGCCAAGCAAGCAAGCATGAAATCTTTTTTCTTTCTTTCAGCTCAAGCCGGATTACTCCTCAACTCATCCTCTATCACTGCTGAGCTATCCAGTGCAGCCGTACAGCATTGACCCAAAACAAACTCAAAATTCTCCTGATCGAAATGCCTTGAAGCGTCCTGAATATAATTTGATCTGTCAAATAATTCCTTGGCGATTTCTTGCTGCTTTAATCTGTACCCATAGAGTGGCATCACTTTTCTATTTTTGACATGCCACAGCTTTTTCCACCAGTGCTGTTTCTTTGCGTCGATGGTTTGCATTCGATCATATTCTTCAATTGATTTACCTAAGATTTGCATGAATTTTAAATAGCATATATGCCCCCTGGGAGCAAGCGTGAACCGATTCCTAATTCTGGTTTTCGATCAATAGACCCACCCCATGTTTGAAACTCGCAGGGTCCCTACTGCCTCCTAAAATGTGTGGTGTGGGCATAACACACATGTGTTTTGAGTTCTCATTTGTATTTAACCGTTTTGTTAAGGAGTTCTAAGAAAATGTGCAAACTCTTAGATCAAAAATAAAGACAAGCAAAATCAGTAACTTAGAGGATTAGTTCTAAGAAAATGACAGTGCTTGTTCTAAGGAAATCACGGGATTTTGTGTGGTATGTCAGTTACCACAGAGATATACAATTGGATTTGTGGTTAATTTTCATGTCAAGTAAAATCGTTTGTTAAGGTTAATAGTAGATTTTCGCCGGGGAAAAAATCGTTTGTTAACCCTACTAATTAAGGTTAACAAACACGAAAATCTCGCTGCTATTTAGAGGCGTCGAGGATCGCTTGTGCTACGGGATGGAGCTCTTTTCCCTCTCTCTTGGCCAGGATATCTTCTCCAATTCTCTTGATGATATCTTTTTTTACCCCAGATGTGTCAGCGCCTCCGCGCTTCATTTTCTTGGTGGTGCCAGAAATCTTAACCTTAACATGATTTAGGTATTGACTTGTCATGTCTACTGAGTCGTCATTTTTCCCGAAAGGAAATGAAACAAGTTCTAATTCATAGTCAGGTAACCACTCAGCACGCACCGGTAGGTTCACTAACCCTCCCTCAATCATTGGGGTGGCACCATCCATACGGAACTCTTTGGAGTTGTTGTTGGTACTGATTGCAATCACTGGATGTGGTCCTTGACCCTTGCCTTGTGTCTGAATGTATTGGGTCCCTGATCCTTTGTCTTCCACCAACACAGCATCAACATTCCATGCCGTACCAACAGTGTTTATTGTTTTGACAAGCTCATTGAATTCTAATTTTTCTCTCTTGATGTAGGCGAGGTAATGCTGTCCATCCTTGGTCTCAATCCACACACCAATTGATGTGAAATCCGCACGCTCATTTTTCTTGTTGGCTGTATCTACTGACAGCAATATTTTCTTCCATTCTCTTCTATCTGGCAATCTTTCGTATCGACCGAACCAAGAAAGATTTATCACGTTGCCTTCTTCATCCACAGGGTTGCCCATGTACAGAGAATTCCAATCTCGTGATTCGAGAGTAGCTTTCAAGTTCATCAAAATTTCGTATGTGTAGAAATCAGGCCATAGCGGTTCGTTCAATTTCCTTCCCATTGGATCATTTTCTTCATCGATACATATTGCTGGCACGTTGATGATATTCCAAGGAAGGCCTCTACCCTCTTTATTCATATCTTCAATACGTGCTGCAAGATCATCATTGTTCCACCGCGTCATAATCAAAAATAGCGGAGCATGTGGGAGTAGTCTGGTTGTGAAATCAGCAGAGAACCAGTCCCATACTTCTTGACGTGTTGTAGGGCTCTCTGCATCTTTTCTCAATGCGAATGGATCATCAATACCGGCACAACTAGCACGGAAGCCAGCGATGCCCACGCCCACGCCTTTTGTATAATATTTAGCACCGGTTGTGACCGCCCATGTTCCAGCAGCTTTGGTATCTTTTGTCAGTTCGACATCTGGAAATACATCTCTGTACCTTTGACTATCCACCATCGCTCTGGTTGGTTTACCAAATTCGCTTTCGCAGAATGCCTGGGTGTGTCCCCCTTGAAGATATTTATGTCTTGGGTTTCTTCCTATATACCACGATGGAAAGCGCCGTGATCCGTACTCTGACTTTGCATGTCCCGGAGCCATGGAAATTGACATTCTCATGAAGCCTTCTTCCCGGCGCTCCATCTTCATAAGCTGTTCACATAGCCAGACGTGGTGGTCGGCTGGTGGTTCATCCGGTACCATATATTCAGCATAGGCAGTGAGATCGTTTGGTGCCAGCAATTTTAGATGGTCCATGTAGCCTTTCTCAGTTGTGGCATGCATTTGTTCGAGAGCTTTCAACTGCCCTGTAACAGAAGACGTACCCAGGAGTGTAGTTAACTTTTCTGTTAAGTACGCATCTGGTTTCAATTTTTTGTAGAGACAATCTTCAAGGTGATCTTTTTGATCTGCGAGCGTTTTGATCGCGCCTCGAATGATCTTTCTCTGATCATGGGGAAGTGGTTGTACCATTATTCAGTTGCATCTTTCAAATCTGCATCCTCAGTAAAACCAATGTCGTCTGCAGCTACGATGTTTACTTTTGGTTTCTGACTCATCTCTCTCGCGAAATCTAATATCATTCCAATGGATGTGGTATCTGGTAGTTTGTTGTCGTTTCGTCTTCCATCAGGGTCCCGAGTTGTTCCTTCTTCCAGCACAGCCCAGAGCATAGCAATCGCTTTGTTCGATGCAGATATCTGTCCAACTTCTTGAGCCAGCACAACGTTGTGCATCAGGTGGGCGAGAAGATATGTTTTTGTGATTTTGAGTTCTTGGATCGCTGTGATTGTATCCACGTCACCAATTTCATTCGCTTGGTGCATGATCAGAGCATGGCGGTTCTGTGCCATTGACTTTTGCAACCACACTATGCGCTGTTTTACTTCTGGATAATTTGCTGTACGAGATGCCCCTGAACCTGTCTGTGAAAATCCGGCACCGATGTATGCTGGAGCCTGCTCCATACCCACAGATAAATTCTGCGCATACATTTCGTGGCGTGCGTTCGCTAATGGTACCTCTGGTAAAGGGAGTTGTTTCGGTCTATTTGGTGTTTTAGCATTACTCATGAGATATCCAGTGCCGGGTTGTTACCGATGGATTATCGCAAAATTAACCATGTTTGTAAAGATTTTGTTGGAATGGCTCAGCTCTCAAAGCGTTTTAAAGGCCCTCTAAGCCGTATTCCATGTGATAAGAGACCAAAGAGCGCGATCATAGCCGCTTCCGCCCTACCATCATCTTTTACCCGTTTGAACGTCTCTTCAAAGTCAGGGAAGAGCTTCATTGCTAGATTTCGGGCCCCTGTCTTACTCGCTGGGCATCCCATCTTCGACTTCCATGACTGTGGGCGCGTTCTAAAGAGTTCGACATCTGACGCCATCATCACCCCCCGCACCAATCCGTACCGGTCGCCAAAATTGAATGCGCCTACGTGTCCATCATGTGGCATCGACCAGACATCCTCAATGTAAGCAACGACATCGCCTTCTGGAGGGAGCATATTATAGATCGCTCGACCATCCACTTCATTTCTCTTCTTTGACTTTCCTACCGGGATCATGGGCATGTCATGAATATCCATCACTAATGTATTTGGATTGATGAACGCCAGCGCACCGTGTGCTCCCGGATCGATACCAATGAATGTGGGTTTTGTTTCCATGTTGTAGTTAACCATGATGAGGGAAATAAAGCAACAATTTACTCAGAATCATATTTGACACAGATAAATGGCTGAAAACTCCCATTTCGAAAGAGTTGTGTCAATTATCAGTGCCGTGTGTCAAGAAAAAACACGATTTCTAACACGATTTTCTGAGAAATTTATCAAGGGGATCGGGAGAAAACTCCCCTTTCTTATACCTTTTTTAATTTATATATAAAGAATACATAATAATGATGGTAATGTACTACATTGCTATTAGGGAATAATATTATTTAAGACAAACGTAGACAGACAAGTAAATAAAATTACTCTCTATATAGGCGTTTTGGGTCGATATTTGATTATTTGGTTTTTAACGCCCTCTTTGGGGCTCAGTAAGGTTTCTTCTCTCAAATAAGGCTGAATATCTGACACAAATCTGTGTTTTTCGATGTACGCCTTGTTTATTTCAGGCACATAATGCTCTAAGCAGTGCCTAAAACCTCAATCGGAGAGCAATCGCTCAATCCAGGAGAAGAGGACAAATCACAACACATTAGGGTTGCTTAACGGATTCGTCCTAACAATCAGCCTGACACATAGACAGCCCCTCGTCAAGGATTATTTACGAACGGCTCAAAGAAAAATTAACCATAACAATCATTTCAGTTTTACATCCACTCAAACCAATGTTACATGAGATGCAATGACTGTTTACAAAAGGCTACAAATATGACTGACAAAGAGATAATTGACCAGCTAATCAAAGAGTATCTCAGCATCGTTTCTGCTTACGATCAGGTTGCGTTGGTTAAACCCGAACTCTTATATATGCCACAACACGGCCCACAACACCTGAAAGATTCATTACAATTGGTTCAGGGAAAGAATGATTTGGAGACCGTGCTCAAGCGCTATAATAGATCAGTCACTCAATTAAACAAGCGTCTTCATTCAGCCAATAAACCGCGCAGCAGTCACGTTGCGTTCATAGACATTGTTTCATTGCGTAAACATTATGATGGCACCAACCGATACAACCTCTCGAACAACTCTTATGTGGACACTGTAATTTCTGCGATCCAAAAACACATCCCGGCACCGAAACTAAAAGCTTTCGACAATCTCGTGGAGCAAGCGCGCATTGGTGAGTACATGCAGCAGCGCGTTCCCAACGGCACACTCAAAGATTTTGACCTGCTGATTACCAACGCCGAGGAATGGCGAAAACACACGATCCGTGAAAAACACAAAGCGAGCAAAGCATGAAAGTCCTAAAGAAACCACTCCCCTTCCAAGTCGAAGTGCACTGCACTGGCAAAGGTAACGAGAAATCAGGTTGTGGCGCGCTACTGCTCGTCGACCGGGATGATCTGCGTTATTTCTCACCACGAGAGACCACGTTTCATATTCCCTCTGAACAAGTGGTTGTAGGTTGTCCTGAATGTGGACACTCAACCGATCTGGAGCCAGCCCAATACCCGCACCGCCATACATCTCTTACTCCATGGTCAAGGCAATGGCGAGAAAACAATCGAAACTTTGCAAAAGGATCAGAATAATGTTCATCGTATGGAACGCAAATAAAACCGAAGGCTTTGTCACCGACGACCGCACCGATGCTAATGAAGCAATGACTGGCGAACACGGCGTTATGGGTTGCCCACTTGCCGAGCGGTTCTACGAATTGTATGGCGAAGGCGGCGAATGCATAAAACAATTCATCCCAGAATTGGAAAACCTAAAAGACATCAACAAATCATAAACACAGGAATAAAAATATGACAACATACATCCAATGTGAATGTGGTAACGAGAACGATCCGACGATGGAATCTGAATGTGGGTATTGCGGCGAGCCGGTAGGTCCTGCAAACAAAGTCTACGTTGCAAAGAAATTCAACAAAGACCACCAGCACATCATCAGCCGGGCAAACGTATTCATCGAAGAGTATCGCAAGCAGGGTTACAAATTGTCTCTGCGCCAGCTGTATTACCGCTTCATTGCGAAAGCTTGGTTGCCAAACACTGAGCAATCATACAAACGCCTTGGCAGCATCATTACGGACGCGCGCCTTGCAGGTGAAATTCCGTTCGACCGTATCGAAGATCGTGGACGCAAATGTAAATTACCATACAACAATGACGAGCCAGCCAGTGTTCTCGATGGTATTGAATATGCCTATTCCGAAGATCGCTGGGCAACTCAAGACACCTACGTGGAAGTCTGGGTTGAGAAAGATGCTCTGTCAAATGTGATCGAGCGACCATGCAACACTTGGGATGTTCCGTACATGGCCTGTAAAGGATACATGTCTGCCTCTGCGCAGTGGGACGCTGGCAACCGATTTAAAGCTGCCGAAGCAGAAGGCAAGCGTACCGTCTTGATTCACCTTGGCGATCACGATCCATCTGGCATCGACATGACAAGAGACAACCAAGTGCGCGTCTCCATGTTTTCCGAATGTGAGGTTGAAATCCGCCGCATCGCCATGAACATGGATCAGATTGAGAAGTACAGTCCGCCACCCAACCCAACAAAAGTAACCGATAGTCGTGCGAAAGCCTACATGCGAGAATTTGGTGATACCTCTTGGGAACTCGACGCACTGACTCCATCCGTCATTAGCGATCTGATCTCATCTGAAATCAAAAGCTTCATCGACTTCGAAGCATGGAATGCAGCCGGTGAGATTGAGCGTGAGAACCGTGAGATGCTTGCCAAGATCAGCGACAACGCACAGGCTGTGTTGGATTTCGTATCTGAAAACTTCTAAACAAACGACAGGAAACAATATGACTCACTCACTCACTCATCTCGTACTCACCATTCCATATAAGGAAGTGCATAAAGAAGCCACCAAGGAAAGCAAAATGCGCGCGGCAATCTCCCGGGCGTTCGGGGAAACAATTGGACGCTGCAATTGGAAACGAGATTTGGTTTTCACAATCACGCCGGAGCAGTACACCCACTTCCTGATGTTGATGAACGACATCTATGATTTAATTCCCAAGTGGCTCGTCCAGGTGCGTAACAGAGATGACATGCCAAGGCAAAGAAAAATCTGCAATGCGACCAAATATAGAAATAAAGGTATTAGGGGTTGCAGTAGCCGATCAACGCCATCCTATCTGTCATTCTTATTGCGAGCGCCAGCACAAAACTTCAATGGCACCGAGGCACATCATGCGCCGATAATGATTAATATGGTTAAGAATGTATTCAAAATTGACATTGAAGAAGAGCAAAACGATATCGTAATTCACTGCCGACCGGATCAGTTTGCCGCATATCTGCTTGCTCGCAAAGATGAGGCTTTTGTCGATAAGATCATAAATATGCAACTCGAAGAAATTACCTCCGAGCAGCTGAATGGAACAATGCAATTCGATTGCACCCAGAAAGATGTACAATGATCAAGAAACTCAGAGCAAAGGTAGACGCCTTGGAATATGAGTTGTCACAGGCAATCGGCGTAGAAATGATCGACAACATACGCGCTCAGCTGAATGAAGCCAAGCATGAACGCGATCATTATGAAGATGCGCTGGACGTAGAGGTTGAAAAAGACTGCTCGACGGCATCAGACATCTTGGATAAAGTACAAGAAGACAGCCGGAATTCAATGTACACTCAAGCTAATCGCCGCGATCTTTTGATCGAGTATATCGCCAATGCTTTAGGCGCTGTTAGAGAAGAAACAGTTGCCGCCATGGATGATATGCATGACCTGCAACCCTTCATGACAGAAGCTCAAAAAATTGCTGACCTTGACATAGGTAACATGTCTGTGCGAGATATAGCATCGAAACTCAAAGCGGCACACGCTAAGGAAAAAGCATGACCACAACAGAATATGAAAATTTAAAATCTCAGGTACACGATGGGCTATCCAATGTTGAGCATAAGATAAAAGGCAACGCGCCGTACAAAGAGAAGCTTGACGCAGCTACAAAATTGGTAGCCGCCCGGCAAGCGCTGGAGACATACAAAAAATGTGCCCCGCCGATGCACGAAGACGCTGCTGCTTTTGAAAGATTAGCTACCGAAGATGTAGATCGCAAAGCTGATAAGATTGTCGCGCGCCGAGCAAAATTCGCCCGGGATATTGACTCGGTTGCTCTACCCAGCTTGAAAAATTTTGACAGCATTGCAAGTCTCCTTGGCATTAAAGATTCGAACTATACCAGCGAGACCGGCAACGCCCTGCATACGTCAATCAACTTCATGATGATCTGCAAATACATTGCTGTGATGGAAGAAAACTATGACGCATTGCTTGATCAGCAATCATCGCACAACCGCGAGCATTATCTCCCGGATCGTGAGCCCAATGATTTTGAGGTTATTCAAAAAGAGATGGCTGAAACATTCAATCCCATGGTCAAATTTCAGGCAGTCGAGGAAAGTAAAAGCATCACACAACGCTGCAAAGAAACACTCGACATACACCGCAAAGAAGATTGGTCTGTCTATCTAAAACAGGCGCGACTGATCTCATATCTGCAGATCACCGATGTATCTGTAAACGGGATTGCCAAGCGACTCAAATACCTGGCTGAGCAGAGAGACGATCTCACTACCGGAGTCGTGCCACCAGCAAAAGTGACTGAATCCAGCGGCACCACGCACATCATCACAGAGACGGTGGACAAGAATACGATCATCATGAATGGACGTAAAACGGATGGAGGATCATCGATATGATTCAATTCCTAAAACGCATCCGAGCAGTGGGTAACCCATTCCGAAATCCATTCCGCAACTGGCGTGAGATCACACTACGCCAAGTTTGGCGCTTCGTCTGGTTCTGGGCTAAAGCATTAGCCATTGGAGCAGTCGTCATGTGGCTATGGAGCGTGTTTGAGGAAAGTATCGAACAACAGAAAGCGCGCGAACGTGCCGGACCTCAAGTTGGGCAGATATTGATCATCAAACCGTTCAATGAACTGGGCAGAGTGGAAAGAATTGAATGCTCTGTGAGGCCCTGCCTCTATTACATCTTGATGAAAGGTGGAGTGGAGCGCGCAATTACCGGGGACGAAATAATCAGAAACGCAGGTTGAGAATCAATGACTTCGAAGGTAAAA